TTTAATTCTGGCTCCTTTTTCATGGTGTTTCAATATTATAAGAGGAGACTACCTGTCTCTTCCTCTTTTTTGCCAGATTATTTTCAAACTTGTAAGGCGCCTTAGCATAGCTAAGACGCCTAATAATCTATTAAAATGCCCGCAGGCTTATAATATTGAAATCCTTCAAGGTGGATTGCTGACCTTGTGACACTATTTTTTATAGCGGTAGGTTTCCGCTGACACATTTTTCCATAGGTTGGTTTCCTTTTATTTCCCATTTTTAAACTAGGTTGGTTCCTTTACATTCCATTCATCTTGGCTCCTAAATGCATAGCATTAAAGTTGCGAAGAATAGTTGGAGTTGAAGGTGAAGGTGTTGAAGAACTTTGTGGTTCTTCTTCTTCTTCACTAACATTCAAATTAAACTTTTTCACTAGATAAGTGAGTAACGACGTACTCTCCTTAAGCTTGGCTTCAAGTTTATTATATTTTTCTTTCATAATTTTAGTTTCTTCACGTTGGATTTCCGCCTCTCGACGTACTGTTGTGAAGTAAGGTTGTGATGGATTACCCGTCCATTGATAAGGAATTATCCAAATCTGAGCGTTCGTAAATCCTGCACGATACATTGACATAGGTGAATTCCTGTCAAAAATTAAAAATCCTTGTCCTGGAGTAACTATGTCAACTAAAAATTTCATCGACATATGAAACGAGTTCACAGCCGTTGTTCTACACATATCAGATGTTTGATCCGAAATGGTTGCTGGAATGGTTGAATTGCCGTGTTTACTGCTAATACCATGGCAGTCCAATTGCAGAGCGAGAGGTAAACCTCCATTCTCTTCATAAACTGTAAAGTTCACAAAGAACTTCCCTACTTGTTCAATTCGAAAAGTGGGAACTGTTAGTCCTCCGGATAGAGTGTCCCTCCAATCTTCAATTTTTACCGATACTGGTAATGCACCATTCTTTAATTCTATATGGCCTGGAACCAGCATATTTCCAAGGTTCGTTAATACAGTGCTAGTCCACTTTCTCATAAAATTGGCAGGAGTTTGCACCCACCTCTTTTTGCTAAACCTTATTCTGTATTTGCAAAATAGTTCACCAACTTTTCCAACTTGCGATTGGATACCTGCCACAGCAAAGTATAATCTTCCGTTGTCTGTTGAGACGTTGTATTCAGAGTTATCCTCGACGTTCATGTTTCCACACTCTCTCTTCCCACTTCCAAACATGTTCTTGAACGCTTCTTTATGAAGTTTTAGAGTACATTGTCTATTGTCGGAGAGTCTTGAGGTAGCAAAGTAACGTGAATTACTCATCTGCTCATAAGATTGATAACCTTGTCTTTCACCATCAGGATCATAACAAAGCATAAATACACCAGAAGTAGTAAAGTCAGTGAAAGGTCGAAAAATGAAAGTACATTCTTCTATCTCCCACATCTCATACATCTGGGCAATTGTTGAAGCTGAAGGAAATACATCAGCTGTATTAACACATACTTTAACATTTTCTGTTAGGAATATGGAATCATCCGTTTGAATGTCGTTTTTATTCCAAATAGTATGGATAGCGTCCTCGATCACATCTGTAACAAATTCATGTTTCATCTTGTAATCTTTAGGTTGTGCGAAATGTTTGACAACACTTGCTTGAGCCGTCGGTCCGTTGCGTCTTCGCGTCTGGACTCTAACTTCTTTCTGCACTTCCTTGTGAATTGTGGGTTTAACTGCCTGAGCCACAGCCCTAGCTTTCACTCTTTCCTGAGTGAGTTTAACCAACTTTCTATTTGCTTTGACAAGCTTCATGGCTGTCTTTGTTTGCTTCTTATTTTTAGTCATTATATTTCTTTATGGGGCTATTTAATTAAGTTTGCCACCCCATACATTTATTTTCGAGTTGTGTCTCTTTGTTTTTGTGTATTTTGTGTTTTTAAGATTTTTATTGTTTTTAGTAATTTTTTATCATTTTTATGGTTTTTTCATCGATACCTTCGTATCTCTTTTTTCTTCTTTCATGTTCAGCGAGTCGCAGTACTGACATGTCACTTTCGCGAACGAAATTGCTTGTTTTATAAAATCCATAATATAACACGCATAACTCATAATCACCCAAGATGGTTGTTTTGGCTAACTCCCACTCAGGATCACCAGACTTAACTGGATTCCATTGCTCATAGTGATGTAATAGGTAGCTAGAGATAAATTCCCTATAGTCTTTAATAGGCCAACAATTCATATACGTTGCCGTAATGAGTTGCAGCACAAAACTTGGGTCATTATTTTTAACTACATCCAAAGTGGCATTCAACCTTTCGGTAGCTGGTACAGGTAACCATAAACCACTTTCATCTCGACCAAATCCTCGACTTAAGAAAGTACGCTGTAAGAGGGCGGCCCCAGGATCCTCATGATTTCCCCGTGAAATCAAGGGTTGAGCAAATTCGAACGCTGGTCCTATTTCTTTAACTTTAAGTGCAATTGACTCCGGGTTATAAAAAGTTATAGCTTTATCTGACACGCTTGTGAGATTATCATCCCCAAAGAGTGCTGCTTCTGTGTTGGCAACACGTGATTCATACCCTTGCATACTTGATGGTGCTGTTTTCCTCCAACTATATTCAAGAACTTGTTCTTGTCCCAATCCATTGCTCACAATGGTTGAGTTTTGTCCGGAAGGATTTCCCATACCTTGTAGGTAAATTTCCCCTACGTTGTTAATAAAAGGTGTGAACACGATGTTCCTATACACATTGCGCAGTAAGGCCCATGTTCGTTGAGTTTTGTATTCAGGTGCAAAGAAATGAAATCTGACTCTCATTTCATTAATGAAAAGAGGTACAATCATGGACGAGTCCCATTGTACAGCATCTGCTTCAATAATGTTAGGATGCTTAAGAATTTTCCTAGCCAGTGTGTCCCATCCTCCATACAATGGTTGACCTCCACACCAGCTATCTCCTTGTCCAGCAATACTGTTATATTTTTCATTAAAATCACCGACGACCATTACACTAATGATTTTGAAAAAGACGCTTGCTCCACAAAAGACGCGTAATTTATTTAACGCTCTTTTTGTTTTGAGAATTTTCTCGTCTTTCAAACCTTCTGTGAACATTTCTTGTATGAATCTGTCTCCATCAAAATCGGGATCACAAAATTCTTCAAGTCTTGCTTCTAAACGAGGCTCAAACCATTCTTGCATGAACAATTCTTCCTTTGCATAAAGTTCTTGGAATTGCCATCCATGTGATGTTGATTTACTCGTCCAGAGAAGGGCTTCGCGTAACGACCATACACGACAGTTCATTAAACCAGGGGTTAATTGTCTGATTAATGCGTTTTTCATGTGGTCCATCATCTCAGGGTCAATGTATTTATCGTTTTTGCAAGCTTTGGCGCTTGACTTATACATCGCCTGTTCATTGATACCAGCACTAGTGTATTCAGTGTTTTCATAAATTGTATTAAATGCGTATGTGCCATAACTTTCGTTATGCTTATACTTTGTAGTATAACGAGGGTGTTTCTTTACACTCCCTACATACTGTAATTGGCGCGGGTTAATATACGTGGCTGCATGGATTGACTTATTACCCCAGGGTACATCGTCAATAAGCCCAAGGAAATGCTCCCGTACTTCAGGAGGCATTCCTTGGGCTAATCTTCCCGTGGTGAGTGGGAGACAACTGGAAAATCCAAATCTCTTGTGAACTTTCCTAACCACTCTCTAATTTTTCTGTTTAATCTCAAGCAACGTGGTGGTCTTCTCGTTGATTTATTCCGATTATCTGAAGCCCATAGGTGTAGTCCCACTACGCTTCCTTTCTTACCAATTATTGGACTTAAACAGTCTCCAAAAGCTGTGCCTGTTGCTTCTACATACCTTCCATCGGTCTGCAAAGTGACAGGGTTTATCACCATATCGTCTAAAGTTAATTGAGTAAGTTCTTTCATTTTCTTCACATCTGACAGAGTTATGAGCCAATTTTTGTCCGTTTTCGAGTAGTCTCCGGTTTTTAAACCTACGACTTTATAATTCAACTTGACCCCCCATAATTCTTTTTCTTCTTCTGTTCCTTGATATCGTACGAAATTAGCAAGAGACACAATAATGGGTTGAGTTTGTCCTATGATTTGCACTGTGGCAAAATAATTAGGATCTTGATTAATTATTCTTTTTCTTATTGTTTCTGAGAGGAAGTGATCAAACGTGACGGGAACACCATCCAACACTAGAGCCGATACAACCTCAACAGGTTGAGACTCAATCTTGGTTGCAGGGGGTTGGGTTTCGAAGTTACCCTCATAAAATTCAATAATACCACGACAATTTGCATACCTTACTGCTGCCTCATTAGATGTAATTTCATTTTCTACAGGTCCTTGTTTTTTCGCTGGTTCTTCTTCAATATTCTTAATGAATTTCCCACGAATGTCTTTTTCAAGGATTTTTCTATAACTCTCACGCGCTTCGTGAGCTCTATTACATGATAGTCCTTTGACGTGTGATGTCTGGCAGTCAGGACAAATAGTTCCAATGCTATTTGATGGTTCTACGAACACTCCTCTCCCTTTGAAATCCTTCTTCACATGAAGATTAGGTTCTGCAAATTTACTTACTTCTTCGGTTCTAAATCCTGAGCGTATCAACGCACCGAGCCCAGTTTCTGTAACTGTGGGTACTGCTGGTTCTTCTTCTCCTTGTCTACGTTTTTTCTTAATTAAATAACCTTCATTCTCGACGTCATCTTCCCAGCCTTTCTTCTTGAGTTCCTCTTTATTTTCTTTTTCAATTCGACTGATAACGTTAAAATGACGTTGAAGACGGGCTTCTATCTGATCTTGTTCGTCGATATCTTCAGCATTACGTGCGGCCTCTCTCATTTGTTTTTTAAATTCATGAGCCTCCATGAATAAATGCTGTGCACGCATGTTCCCTTTCTTGTCTGTTGCATTAACGACGAAATGGGCTAGTACTTTCCCACTATTTCTTGAAAACATTATATCCTGTGGTTCGCACGTAGCCAATAGCAATTCAGTATACTTTTGATCTGACAAATTTTTCGCTTCAAATCCAACTATTGGACGTTTCTTCTCAAAGCTATTAGTATGCCAAGTCAAGTCTTGAATTTCGTCGAGATCTCCTCCGTAAACAATCCATGCTCCTTTCCTCATACGCACACTTCCTCCATTGGCCAATGTTGTCAAGTTACGTACCATAGCGTTCTTTGCCTTCATATGTCCTTTTTTGGTACCTTGCAAAAGCTTATCTTCCAACCGTTCATCATCATAGAGAGTCCATTTTACGGGAATTCTTTCATGAGAGTCTTCATAAGTTTGTAACTCCACACCATTCCTGCGACGCAGTTTAATGGCTTCTCCGTGAGGTATTGAGTAATACAATTCGACTTGGCGAGTGATTAATTTCTTGACAAGGTAATATAACCAAGGCAAGACAAAAACGGCAGCCAAAGCCACTGCAGACAACCCTGCTAAGTACTTGAATGGAAGGTTAGTAACTTTATTTTTCATTCCTTTTAAAGCATCCATAATTTCTGAAATATGCCCTGCTTGTCTTCCATCGACGCGACCAGAACATAAATCATAAATATCAACGCTCATAATTCCTTGTTTCACAGAGGATTCAGGTTGTTGATTAACAACTTTCGATACCTCGAAATCTAATTCATATTCATCCTCACATAACTTTTTGTCTCCTAAAACACAACGATAACCATCATTAACTAGCGATGTGCCTTCACCAATGAGAGTTACTTCACCTCCGATTATTCTCATATTAGTTTGGTGGAGAGCGGTTTTATCATGCCTAGGATTGAATACGTGTATTTTACACGTATCACAAAAGTATCCTTCAGCTAATTCTTCAAGACTTTGTTCAATTGCTGCCAGAATTTGTTGCTCTTCTTGTGTTCCGGGCGTAGATTCAACCTTATTTTCCTTTCCAAGCGCTTCCAATTCTTCAACTACTTCTGGTTTCGCCAATTTAAGAATACTAATGAGCTGCTCGTATTGTTCTTTAGGTATATTCTTAACAAAATTCAGATGTTCGTCTGTTTCTTCTTTAACGTCAGGCTTTGTTACTTTCTTCTTCTTAATCATAGTTTCAGTGGCAGAAGGTGTAAAGGCACTTCCAGAATTTTTCTTGTACAATACTGAAGTTTCCTTACAGTATTTATCATGCTCTACGTCCCAATCATTTAACTCTATGAAATTAGCGTATGCATTAGCACACATATTTCTATATTGTTTTAGATCCGCAGCTCCTTCTTCACCACGGCGAGTAGCCATGAACTCGACATGAGCTTGCACTTCTTTCTCGATGATATAATCAACTTCCGACTGGGTTTTTGATAATGGTACCTTCAACATTGTTTCCACAAGCTCGAATACCTTCGTTGCGACTACTTTTGCACTCTCATCTGATCTGGGGTCCTTGATGGTGAAATTTGCCCAGGCAGCTACCTCCATCAAATGTCTCACACCAGGGTCTACCGTATACAATTCTGTATGTCCTTTATTTCTATAAGGAAAAATGAAACTACGCTTGGCCATTTCAGGGCTAAGTCTCCTTAACCAATTTGTGGTGAGAGGATATTCTTGTTTCCAGGGTACATTGACATAATCTTCAACCTTTTCAAACTCACCCTTCATATCCACACTAGTACACGTGTGGGGTTCATTTTTAAAGTTTACGTGCTTTGTAACAAGGTTAGGTTCAAAGGGCTTGTGATAATTCATTGCTTCATAATATTCTTTCCTACCAGGTTCATTGCATATGGTGTCCAAATACTCGGTACAAAAGTTAAGGAATTCTCCTACTTTCATCATATTACCCAATTTCTGAACATCTCCAACAGTATTTAAACCTGCTTTCCACCCTACAACACTTATTGCTATAGGGATAAGAAGAGTTACTAAACCTCCGAAAAAGATTGTGATGAACATATTCCACTTTTCTCCAAGGACGGTATGGGCTTTCTGCTTACCTTTTCCGATGCGTGCTTTGTAAATGGAAAAGATGAGAATCGCTATACCTCCTACACAAATGAATCCAACAAAGCCTAAAATAAGGGGTTTAACTTTTAAGAGGCCCACAAGTACTCTGACTTTTGAATTCTTAATAGAATATTGCCATTTATCTATTAAGCCATCCCAAATGTCAAGACATCTACTTGCGTGACTTTGGATAATACAAAAAGTCAAGTAAATAATAACCTGCCTGCTAAAAGTCAAGACAAAAGAGTAACTCCAGCAAATGCTATCAAGAGCTAACATTGTCCAAAATTTGATAGGGCTATTATGCGCGAACGTGTCTATTTTAGCTTCTACTTCGGCAGTGTCAGCATTTTTTGTAAAAGGGTTCTTGTCAAGTGCAGGTTTAACTAAACTCTGCACGTAATCAGACATCCGTGAATTGTTAAGCTTACAATGAATTTTTGTGGCAGTGGCCCAGAGCATGTAGTTACCTACTTCGTAACCTACTAATGCCAAGGGAATTCCCCACCACCCAAATCCAGTAAAGACAACTGACCATCCGATGTATGTAGCGAACGGTGACAAAACAATGTCAAGGGGTAGGGCTTCGGTCGTACCGAGCAACGAGAGTAAAATGAGGGGCAAGAGAATCCAGGTAAAATTCCCTTGACGTACGAATATTTCGGAACGTCCTTGTTTTAAGGAAATTCTTGAAACATCCATGGCCCTCTCAAACACCTCTACTTTGCCGTTGTGGAGAACTTTGACTTCACTGTTCAAAATTCTCTCCTTCGACATGTGCAACGGTTGAGCTTCTTCGAGATACTGTTCTACTGCCTTAATTACAGCTGGATGAGTTTCCTCTGCTGGCATCTCTGACGAGAATGCTGGTGGCAAAGGAAATTCCAACTTAAACTCAGGATTCAGTGCCGCTTCCGCTCTTGCATGACGATCACTTGCGAAATGCTTTTCACTCGCGTCCTTACTCGTCAACATGAGCCCACACGTGTCGCAACGACTCTTCCAATCCTGCTTACGGTGCAATGCTTTACGATGGGTCTTTCCGTTCATGTGCAATTTGTAATTGTGCTCACCACATACCGTAACGTTACATAAATCACAATAACGCTCGGCAGTAGAAACGGTTTTATCTCCAAAGGGTAAAGGCCAAGGCTTGTTCTGTTCTTCTACTTTACTTTCGGTAGCATCTCCAAATGGGTTATAAAACCTTTCGCGCCTTTCTACGCTACTCCACATAATGGGATCCACCTGAAGTCCTGTTTGACGCCAAATGTCTGCATTGTGCGCCCACTTCCATGCTTCCTTACAACGTGCCGCATGTGCCATTCTAATATGCAAAGGTGTAAGTGCATCAGTTCGTTCATCTTCTAATGGACACTTACGACATGGACAACTTCTATAGGGTGAGGGTGATGGTTGATGAAGACCATGAATCTCACACCCGGAGTGATGTTGAGCAAATCTAAAAAGGAAGGAGAGATTATTTTCTTTCCAATCATGCTCAAAAGTACGTGAGCTTCTTGCTGACGTACACCAGTAACACTCCAATGTTCTTCTTTCTACATCAATAGTAATAGCTCCCAATGGATTAATGCTAGCAAGCCATAATTTTTCTCCGCGGCTAAAAGGTAACACAACAATGTGTTCCAATTCTAAGCCATCTGCGAAGATTGTGCTTGCCCAAAGAATCTCCTTAGGGAAGTCCTCAATGATGTCAAATGAGCAATTGAAGCTCTCTAAAAAATAGAGAGCGATATCGCTTACTTGTTGAGGTTTGTCTAATAACATTTTGATGCGATCACCTGCAGTCTTAAAAAACTTATGGTGACCAAATTGCTTACACACTGCTAACACACTTTGCAAGTATTCAAGATACGCTGATCCTGTAATACCTGGGACAGGTGTGTTAGCAGCCTTAACACTGCGTGTTAAGGGTTCGATTATACCTCTCTGTGGTTTTATTAACCTGCTAAGAGGGCGTGATGTGTTGACTTTAGCCCATCCTGAATGAGCGATGCCATACACAACACTGTAGAGATGAAACATCTCGTATTCTTTAAGCTTGGGGGCTTCAATCTCCCCATTAGCTTCATGTAATTCACG